ACCAATTATTCTCAACCTTGTAAAACCGATAGTAAAAAACTTAATAAAGAAACTGACAAAGAAAAAAGATAAAGTATAATATATTCAGTTCTAGTCATGAACTAATAAGTATTGGCAACTCTTAACCACAGCTAACACTCCCTAGTTAGGGGCGAGCCAGTACTTTTAAGCAACCAGACCTTACATATCCTCTTGTTAAATCAAGATGCTAATTCTTTTGAATTAGGTTACGACTTTCTGTAAGAGCGTCAGTTGCTTATTTTTTTGTCTTAATTTCGTGCGTATGTGGGATAACTTGATTTGGTGGTACTGTTACTTTTATCCCTTCACAAATCTCTGCGTATTTTCCAGTGAAGGTTACACCTAGTTTCGCCTGTTCTGAGCATACCTTAAGTCTAAAGAGTGCAAGTTCTAATGATGTTTTTTTATATAATAATTCTTGATTTTTTATATTCATTTCTGTTGCTTTTAAACATAAGTCAGGTGCTTTACCTAACGGAATACTGATCTGTGCTGAGATCCCATAATTCAAGTTATAGTTATCTTTTTCAAAACGTGGTGTCTCCTGCACATACTTAATCGCTCCAGTATCCTCGTCATAAATATTCTGTCTAGTAACGTATTCTTTGGGTCGATTGAATGACCAAGCATCTGTCACATAAGGAGTAATTGTAAGGCTAGGAGAAGAACAGACAATACCCTGAGACATCCTAAATTGTGGGGTACTTTGTGGAGCGATCATCGTTGCATTATTATTTACTGTACCTTGTGCGTTTGAGCTAGGACTTGCAACTGTTGTATTAGCTAAAACTTTTGCAGGACAAAGGATTAGAGTTATTGCCCAAAGGTAGTTTCTACGGTGGTTGTTGTGGTTGTATTTATTACTCGATCTATTTTTGTTATTGTGTCTAAACCACTTCCAATTACTGACTCTACAAGAGAAAATGGCTGACCTTCGTTGACTATTTTCCATCTTGGCACACCTTCAAGACTAGGACTTGTATATGAAAAATTAATGCCATTAACACTTTGAGTAGATTCTGCTGTTGGGATCGAATTAATATACCCATTAACATCTGCACTCTCTATATTTGTACCTGAAACACTCAGAGAATACCCTGTCCGATATTGATAACTGGTTATGCTCTCGGTCACCACACTTTGAGAGGTGCTGTTTGTTGAAGAACTGCCAGTTCGGAAGGTAGGTACTAAAGGATTTGCAAGGGTTCTTGCTGGTATTAATATTATTATTAGCAAAAACCATTTAGTCAATGGTGATCGTTACTGTTGTTTGTCCAATGCAGCTAGTACCACTACCTCCTGCTGTGCAAGTATGCACTCCGCTACTCAAACTCGTCATGCCGAGAGATCCTGCTGTACCTCCGCTTCCTATTGTTGTCTGTCCTCCAAGATGAGGTAAAGCAGAGATACCTGATGATGGTGTTATAGCAGATGGTGTGGCATCTCCCATAGTTACTGATTCTGTAAGAGAAAAAGCTGATCCTGCACTTGTAATTGCCTTGTCAGTTTGAATCAAAGCTGGAACACCATCAGTCAACGATCCAACATTCAATCCACCGATAGCTCCAGAGGTTGTAGATCCTCCAGAAGTTACAGATGGAGTAATATTATTACCTGATAGAGAATAAGTTGTTCCAAGCTTATTTGTAACGCTGTATGGCATATCTACAGTAATTTGTGCAGATGTTGTGAACTTCTGAGTTATATCTGCATATGAAGCAGGGCTAAAAATTAAAAGTAAAAGTGAAATAAATTTTTTCATGGTTTTGATTTAGTAGGGTCAACTTTGATAACTTCTGGTTTGCTTGTTATCAACTCAATCGGCTGCCTAATTATTATAATTTGTTCTCCATTAGAGTTTGTATTATTAGTTGCTGTTGTTTCATTCTCTTTCTTTTTCTTTTTTGCCGCTCCCCCTGCTCCAACACTCAACCCCCATCCAGCCAAAATATTTCCAAGTAAAGCTGCGCAAAAAGTATTATCAATTCTAGGCTGGTCTGGTAAATCAACACCAAACATTCGATTAGGAAGCTTTACATATCCAAGAGACAAAACAAGTAAGCACCAAGCAACAATAATTGATTGAAAAATTGTAGAAGTTAAAAAAATAATTTTTTCCTGATATTCAGGTTTATCATCCTCTGTTTGTTGTATTTTTTGTTCTTTTTCGGCTATTTTTTCTGCCATGATCTAGTTTTATTAGTCATACTAAACATAAATATAAATAAAATCAATGCCCGAAATACAAGCTGCATTAATAGGAGCCGCAATCACAGCTTTTGCAATGACTTTATCTAATATGAGTAATCGTAGAGAAAAAACAATTATTGATATTTACAATAGATTGAATAAGTTAAGTGAAGCTGTAAGTAGGTTAGAAGGTCAAATAAAGTAATCTTTGCTATCTTTTAAAATAAACTAAAAAATGATTAGAATTTTTAAGCCAATACTAAAATTTTGCGTCAAAAGTAATGCTGTAAAATCTTTGGTCATTAGCCTTTTAGAAGACTATGCTAAGTCCACAGAAACGGATATAGACGATGAAATTGTAAAGCTTGTTAAGGCTAAACTGTTTCCAGTTACTTAATCTTAAGTTAAGGTTTGATTATAAGGGTTAATTTTAAATCCTTCTCTTCAAAGAATAGGCTATCAAATGATCCCCAAGGATAGCCTATTTACATTTTAGGAGGTCATTTCATTATGGCTTGGGATGATTGGCTTACCATAACAGAAACGCTTGAAAGTGAACTTTATTTGAATATTCAAGCAAGAATGATACTTGAAATAGATAATATGGATTATTTAAAAGAAGTTGTCGTAAATTATCAAAGGCAAAACTGGGAAAAAGATGAAATAATAAAAAACTGTATAGAAAAAATTGGCGATCTTGAAAGCGAACTAATAAAAATTAGTATGGTTCAAGAACGCTTGCAAAAGAAAAAAAATAATTGTTTTACTTCAAAAATCAAAAAGGTATTTCATCGACTTCAGGAATCTTAGGGCTTTCTATTAACTTTGGATATAGATTGCCAAAATCTCCATCTTGGCCTTCTTTACCTTTTGCGTTTATCCATACACCCTCAACCTCAATTTCTTTTTTATTTTCATAATCCCAAACTTTAGCAGTTTTAGTTTTTGTATCTGCAAGTTTCATCAAATGCTCGGCAAGCGGTGTTATTGATGCAACAGGCACAAACCAAGACATTGATTTTGGATATTTGTCGGCATCTTCAAAAGTGTTGTCACTTGTTGTGTATTTAATTGGATGAGGTAAAGCGGGTTTAAATGAATCAGACATGATTAAAATAATTTGATAAAAGTTGTTTGAAAAAATCAGAAAGCGAAATGTCATGTTTCGCGCAATGATCTCGAATTAGGGCGGCTTGTGTATCATCAGTTCTAAAATAAAATTTGTTTCGGTTATAAAAAGAAATACGCCTTGACCGCAGTTCTTGAATTATTTGTTTGCCTGCGTAATCGGCTTGTTCATCTGTCATCAACTTTTGTCTTTTAGTTTTTCCATAGTTAAGCGCAAAAATTTACCATGTTCAGATAATGTAATATTTGCGGGCGTAACTTCTTTTACTTGCAATTTAAAATGACTTTTAAATTCTTTTAAAATTTGTTCTTTATGAGGTGAATTTCTTAAATCTCTAACTATTAATTCTTTTGCATCAGGATTTATTTCTTTAGGTAATAAATAATTTTCATCTGGTTTTTCGTCTGGTTTTTCAGGAGTATGTGAAACCCCTTCTCTTTCTGGCAGTTTTTCAGCCTCTTCTTCTTTCTTTGCTTCTTTTACTTCAAGACCCGCCCATAATTCAAAAGCATCACCAAAGGAAAAACAAGCACAAGCACAAAGGCATCTTCTGTGAGCTTTTTGTATATCCGTTGTAGAAATTTCATCATATGGAATACCTTTATTCCAGTTATTAGTTACTGAGTAAACATATGAAGGTAATTTAATGCCTGTTTCTACGTTTTGAAAATAGCCCATTATGTAGCCTGTATTATCAGGAGCCATCCAAACAAGCTGCCCGTTTGGGTCGGGTTCTAAATTAAAAAACCAATTAGGCGCATTTTCTCTTATTCTTTGCGCTGTTTTTGCCCAAGAACAGTAGGGAACTTTGCCTTTATAGTAAAGATCATCTTCTGTTATAAGGCCGCCCAGATTTGGGATTTCGATTGGTTTTGTTTGGTTTTCCATAGTCGATAAATAATTTTAAAGAAGCAAGAGATCATCTTCGACCAGAGGTTTAATTTAATTAACATGACTACAGCTTCCCTTGCTTCAATGTAAGCATTGACAAGCTAATTCGTTAGAACTTCGCTGTATACTTACATTCTTTAGTCTACCAATTTTATTAATTTTGTCAAAAAGTCTTTATATTTATTTTTGCCCCTGCAAGTTCATAAACATCTGCATAACGTTTCAAAGCTTGTAAACAAACAACCAAAGAATCATCAGTTAATATGCACCCGCCAGAAGTCAAACTCAAAGCATCTAATGTCGATCTAACAACTTTATCAATATCTCCGTTACTTTTACTTGTGCAATATCTAGGGGCGCTGTCTTTTAACTTTTGATTATTACGCCCTGTGCCGTAATGCCCTTTAGGGCGTGGAAATATAAATTCAACAGAAACACACACAGGTTCATCGAAGGGCTTGCCAGAGTACGCCTCAAGCGCCGCGTGGATTATATCCTGTCTCCAAGGTTTAACTTTTTTACTTGATTCCATCAATCCGCCATATCTTGTCAAAGTTTTTGAACCCTGCGGCGCGGGCAAACCTACAACACGAAATTCAAGTTCTTTCAAAATGTTTCCTGTTTTGCTTTAAATTTTTCCCAAGCCTGACGCCATTCCCTCGTACAAAGTTCAACTTCTTGATCTTCACCAATGACGCATTTATTAGGCTTTGCCCAGATTGTTTTACATATATCAGGTTTAATATCCCGATGTATTTTCAAGGCGTCTACATAGCTTCCAAGCTGCGCGTTTGTTGAATATGGTTTTGCATATTTATTTCCTTGTGTTTTTAGATCAATTAATATTATTTTTTTTTCCTTTTTGTCATATCCAAGAAGATCAAGTTGACCCCCAACGGATTTTTCTAAATCACAAAGCATAAACTCAACGCCCCAAGGCTCAAAGTTTTGCCAAAAGTCCAAATTTAAAAGCGGTTCAATCCAATCCTTATATTCGCCCATGTCAGGCTTATCATTACCTAACATTTTTTGCTGTAAACAATAATGTGCCGTTACGCCGCGCGGTTCCCATTTATGGCGCCACCTCTCAATATTTTCTAATTGTTCAGGTGTTTTTGTATTACATACCTGAGTTGTTGAATAAGCAAGAATTTCTCCTGTTGGTTCCCATATGTATTTATGGGTTTTTTCGATGCGTCCTATTGGAAGCGGTTTAATTAATGATTTTGTTTTCATTTGTTTTTTTTGTTTTTTGCCAAAAAGAAATTAAAATTTTTAATTCTTCAATTCTTTTTTTTGCGTTTTCTGTTTGCTCTGTTTTGTAATTCATTGTTTGTCAAAGTCTCTTGGATTATTCAATTCAACTTTTTCTTCAATGATGTTTTCTCTTGCAAGGTTTCGATGTTTAATTCCTTGATAACCTCGCGGGAATAATGATCTTTTATCATTACATTCATCCTCGACCCTTTGCCATCCCTGACTTTTTTTATCCAAATCTTTTAAAGTCCACATGGCAAAATTTGGATTTGCTGGGTTTTTTTTCAGTAAACCTTTTTTTAAAGTTTGAATAACTGAGTTTATGTTTGTGATTCGTTCCATTTTTAACCACCTAAACCATATTTTTTTATTAAAGCCTCAATAACATCTTCTGGCAAAAATTTATTAAGGACAGGATCTTTCCAACCGTTAGGAGGTATTGTGACCATTTTTGAAAACATTTGTTCTCCTTCTCTTTGCCAGCAGATTTCCCATAAGATATTACCGCTGTTCATAATTTCAGTATTAGGTGAAGCAAAAACTTTAATATTAGTCATTTTTAATAACCTTTAATGAAGGCCAGTTTTGTTCACTTGCCTTAAATACTTTTGATTGTGGGTGATTTGTAGGCTGTTCTTTGTTGTATTGGTTGTCAGGTTTATAAACATCCTTGTAGCCCCTTATTATTGCCATTTCTAGCGCTTTGATTTGTTCTTGATGCGTAAACCTCCGTAACTTTCTAAAAATGCGCTCTGCGACCGCTTGAGTACAAGTAGCTTTTTTCTTATGTCTAATCGGCCACCATTCAACAATCAAATCCGCATGAACCTGTAAATCTTGCGGAATATATTCTTTTTTAATGTTAGGACTAGCAAACAAATCTTTTTTTGATTTTTTTATCGTTTTTTGTTTTTCTTCTCTTCTTGTTCTTTTTTTAAATTGTTTGTCTCAAGTGAACTTTGTTCGCTTGATAAATTCAGGGTAACATATGGAGTCAACCCCTTTGCTGCTCGATAAAGCATATCATTGATAAATGTAGCCATAGTCTGATGTTCTGGTTTAATTGGTTCTAAAAGTGCGACAATTTGTGGCTTGATTTGTACACGAATTGGTTTGTTTGTGGTCATAGTTGGTTTAATTCATCCACACAATGGCACAAAATGGCAGAGTGTCAATATAAGATATTTAATATTTGTTAATATCTAAATCAAAATAATTTTGCAATTCTTTTAATTCTTGTATTTGTTTTTTATTTCTTGCTTTACTTCTTAAAAAGATATTTTTAGATATTGATTTTTCTTTTTTAAATTGTTTTTCATTTATAAAAACAAAATTTTCAATTTGTCTTACTTCTTGCATTAATGCTAGTTCTAGAAATTTTTTTTGATAATCACTCAGTTTCATTTTTAAAATTGCATTTGTGTTCTTTTAAATCGACATCGACCCAATATGCGCCGTTAAAAACAACCCACATTTGCCTTTCTTTATCAAATTCAATTTGACCCGCTTTTGGTTCTTTCTCTTCGTTCATTCAACCTCATAATCTTCTGCGGTTTCTTTTTCAAACTTATCTCTTAAAAAGCAACTTAAAGTTTTGTTTTCTATTGTTGCCCTGATTTTAAGTTCTTTCTTTACTGCGGGTCTAACTGCAACCTGTATTACTTCTGAATAAAGGTTTTCGCGTTCTGTTCCCTTTTCTCTATTTGCCATTTACTGAACCTCCATTAATGATTGTTTGATCGCTTCAAGTTCTGCGATTTCTTTTCTAAGTTTTTTCACTTCTGCAAGCTTTTCTTGCAAAATTTGTTTTCTACCCTGTAAACGTTGATTGTTTTCCCAGATAGCTTTTTTTGTAAAGTCACCCATTGTTTAGTCCTCTTTTTTTAAAGTTTTTAATTCTGCAAAAACATTTTTATTTTTTTTGTTTCTGTTTCTTTTTTTAGTTAATTGAACCCCTTGGTCAAATTGTCTTTTGTTTGTTGGAACTGGATTGTATTCAAGCATTTTTAAACCTCCTGTAATTTTTGTTGTTTAACAAATTGTTTTGCTTCAGGCTTAGAATCAAAGAACCAAGCTTGATATAAGACGCTATCCCATAAAAATGTGTCGTCATATTCTTTAATGATCTCCCATTCTTTTTTGATGGGATACATTGGGTCGATCATTGGATGTTTTTTATTCCATTTAAGAACGACATAATGTGGAATTGCTTTTGCTTTTGCCATTGTGAAATCCTCCTATTTCCAAAGTTGTCTGACTTGTTTTGCAGTTGCAAAGTGAAATAAACCATTGTCAGCAGTTCTGATAACAGTAAAACGGAAGCCGTTTAGCTGCTGTGCAGTTTTGCCGCCGTCAACAACTGTGAATCCGTTTTGTAGTCCTTCAAGTTGAATGTTCATTTTGGTTTGATTTGTTTCGCTTACATTCTTATTATAATAAAATTAAATTGATTTGTCAATAATTATATTAAAATTAAACCCCCCTGAAAAGGGGGCTGTTTTTAGCGATATAAATAGCTGCCGTATGGGTCAGCATTATCAAAACATCTTTTGCGGCTTGCTTCATCTAAAAGGTCAAATCTTGCACCCTTGGCTGGCGCGTTCCATCCCGCCGCCTTGTAAACAAGTCCTGTTCCTCTATCAACGAAAGAATGAACACTTAATTGATCTGTATTCTTACCATCGCGGTCAACAACAACTTGCGTGATTTTTATGTAACGCTTACCTTCGCGTTTGTAAAAGTTATAATCGTTTGTTTTATTGTTTAAAACTTCTAGATATTCTCTAACAAAGTTATCAAGAGTTTTTCTTTCTTCGATAATCTTGTCAAAGTGTTTTTTGATTGAAAGGTTTTCCATTTGTTTGATTGGTTTGTTACATATCAATTATATTATAATTAAATTATATTGTCAACAATCCTACTAAGATTAATTTTTATTATTTGCTAAACTTATAAAATCCTTACCTTTTCAATATGCCAGAACTTGTCGGCCAACGTTATCAACTAGGCCAACGCGTTAAAAAAGTTTCCTTCACTTCTTCAAACATTCCTAAGCGATACACAAACGGAAAAATAATAGAAGTATTCACAAAACAAAACAGCCTTGGTTTCAAGCATCAATACTACAGGGTTGAATGGGATGACAGAAGAACATCAGAACACGCGCAACACACATTAAAGCCTTTGGAATAATTCTTGAGGGATTCTATTTAATTGAATTGTTTTAAAATATCTAAATTTTTTACGTTCAATATCTCTCATCATTTCAGCTTTACTTACTGTTTCTTTAAATTCTGTTATCCCATTAAATGTTCCTATACGAATAAAAAGATCAGGCTGACCTTTTATTGGGAAGAAGTCAACCTGATATGAACCACAAGGAGAAAGCAAAGAAGGGGTTTCAATAATCACTTGTTTAAACAAGGCAAATGGGTTTCTTCATCGTACATTGTTTCAGCTAAATCTTCAGGAGTCATAAAGTTGTAATTGTGATTAAAGTTGTCTCCGTTCCATCCTTGCCAACACTCTGGAAGTATTTTTTGTAATTTTTCAAACTTTTCAAATAATTCAGCCTTTTCAAGTCTCAATTCATAATCGATTCGACCATTTGTAATAACAACTAAATATCCAAATTCGTTGCCCTCTTTATGCTCGAAATACCAGTTAACCTCGCGATTATCCATTATGTATTCGTGAGTAGTAATTGTTTTTTGAAATAACATTGGTTTGTTTGGTTTGCTTACAAATTAATTATAATATAATTAAATAATATTGTCAACAAATTTATTTTTATTAAACAACCTCCAATTTTTGTTCAATACCTTTTATTTCTAAATCTAAAAATTCACGCCAAGCTTTTAATCTCCTTAATTGTTTTGGGTTTTTATGAGATTGAGCAATCATTCTTAAAGTTAATAAACTAAATTGCTTAAAATCTTTTTCTTCTTTTTCATGTTGTGTTAATTTTTGCTTTTTCATTGAACACCTCCAGTACCTCTCGTTTTGTAATTAAATACCTCATATATTTTTTGTTCGCGATCATGTTCTGTATAAACAATTTCTATTTTTTTATCATCAGTTTTGTAGCCAACAAATCCATGAAAACGATTATAAATATATTTTATTTTTGATTTTTTCATTTTTTATTTTCCCAATCGTTGTACTCTTCAAACAAATATCCATCAGAATTTGCACCCTCTGTAATAGCAGCAAGCGCCGCATCCCTAATATTTCCCTCTACCATTTCCGCTAATATTTTTAAACTTCCCAAGCTTTCAAGTTTTCTTTGTATCTGTGAAATTTTTTTAGATGCGTCTTCATATCCATCTTGTAAATCTCTTGTAGCTTCCTGTAATTCCTTATCAGCAATAATCTTTTCAGCATGATTAACGCGATTTAAAGGAGCGCTTTTTAAATGCTCTGTCTGTCTTGCAATACGTCCACCAATGACTAAAGCCAGTAATTGATTAATTGCTTTTAATTGTTCTTGATCTTTCATTTGTTTTTTTAAAGGGTCAGTTTTAATCCATTTTCCATCTTTTCTCACGCCTAAATATTCAGGCTCATTTGTATTAAAAAATAATGCGCCATCTTCAATCATAAATCCTCCTTTTGTAAAATGTTTTTCAAGCCTGATTTAATCAAGCCTTCTTTATATACTTCTGCCCTTTTATTAATCTCTTCTTGCATCGCATCTATCTTTTTTAATTTTTCTTGTAAGTCATATTTTTCTCTTTCTAATGTATGTATTCGTTCCTTCATAGCTTCAAGAATATTTTGGTTTTCGTCATGTTTATTTTTATAATGATTCAGTTGTAAAACGTGTTGCCGAAGTAACTTATCAAAATTTTTTGAAATACTTTCTTTACTTTGTTTAATAGCTTCTTTTTTTTGTTGTTTTAATTCTGATTCTTTTTTTCTAAATTCTAATAATCGATCATGTACTTGTTTTTTTACTTCTTTATGATTGTTCTTATTTCGATCTTTTAATCGCTTTTTTAACATTTGATTTTCTTCTTTTGTATATTGTGCCAACAGTTGATAATGTCTTATATCTTTTTCTTTTACGACCCTGTGATACCATTTCACCGCCATTTCTTTTTGTTCCTCTTCCTCCATAGAAACAAACATACAATCAATTACATTAACAGTTTGACTTCCTGTTTTAAAGTTATGAATCCATTTACTAAGAAAAAGCTTAAATTTCTTTAACTGTAAATTAGTTAATTCTTCTCGAACCATTTCAAGATTACTTTCCCATTCCTGATACTTTTCAACATCATGGTCGGGTTCTCTTAGTTTCTTTTCTAAGAACTTAATTCTCATTTTTAAATCAAGTTCTTGATCTTTATAATCGTATCTTTTGTTCATTATATTCTTAGCTCCTGATCTTGATAAAGTTGAGCTAAATGCTGTATCTTGCGATCCATTAATAGCTTGTGTCTTCTTTGGATTTCAGGCCAATCTATGCGAAGTTCGTCTAAAGCTTCTTTTAATGTTGAACCATACCATTTACCACCCATATCAAATTGATCACAGTTGCCAAATAGATCCCAGTTTTCATGGTCTGAATTTTGTGGAAAGTAAAAATCATTAAAAGGAAGTTGAACACCTTCACCCCATTTATTTTTAGAAAGTTTCCATACAGCATGAATATATGGGGCATTTTCAAAGTTGTTACGCTCTAAATCTGCATATGTTTGAGGGAATTTTAAGTTCATCGCAACACCTCACACGCCGCTTGTACATTCCCAACGCGGCAATCATATTCACTCATCTGAGTTAAAGCATCGCTGAATCCCAGATAAAATACTCCTGAAGCTGCAAGCATCATTAGAAAATTGCTCATTGTGCAACCTCCAACATTGTTTTGCCGTCTAGCTCATCTAACTTTTGATTGATTAACCAACTTTTAAGATCTTTAAGTTGCTTTTCATTTATTAAGGCTTGAGTCCTTGTATGAGGGTATTGCTTCCCTGCTTCAATGTTGAAACTTTCAAGAATTTTAATTCTTTGAAGAACTAATTCAATGACAGTTCTTTGTTCTTCGTTTGTCATTTGGTTTAATTGGTTTGTTTACAATTTAATTATAATATAATTATTTTAAGATGTCAACTCGCTAATACATGATATATATTATAGGCATGGCTAAAAAAGCAACCAACGTTGAAATTGATAAAAGAATACACAAAGTTTATGATCTCCTCTTACAAGGTCATAGTAAAACTCAGATCGTACGATTCTGCGCGGAAAAATTTGAAGTAAGTCTTAGACAATCTGAGGAATATATGTCACGCGCTCGCATATTACAAAGCGAAGACGCGCAACTGGAACGCCCTCAATGGCTTGTAGGGGCTATTGCTAGGCTTGCAGATTATGAACGCCGCGCATCTTTAGATAATCAATTACAGGTCGCCATAAGGGCTATAGAAATGCAAGCAAAACTTCTACGCTTTGATATGTCAGCATGACACTAATTACTGACGTTTGCGAAAAAGAACCTCTACTTGGTTTTCTTAACCCACCAGAAGAAAAAGACACAAATATAATTCTTGAACGTGTTTTATCAGATTTACATGAAGGACAGCTTAAATTTGTAAACGATACTGAAACCGAAATCCTTGGACTTTGTGCAGGCTATGGATCAGGTAAAACAAGATCACTCCTTGCTAAATGTTTATATTTATCTTTACTTAATCAAGGTTTTACTGGAATAGTTTTAGAACCTACTCAACCACTCGTAAGAGATTTATTTGTAGCAGAATTTGAAGAATTTTTATTGAATTACGAAATTCCTTACAGTTTTAAATCCTCACCCCTCCCAGATTTTATTCTTCATCTTCCCAAAGGTGACACGCGCATAATGTGTCGAAGTTTTGAATCATGGCAAAGGATCATAGGAATTAACGCGGCTTGGTGCTGTGCGGACGAAATAGATACGGTTGCAAAATCTATTTGTGATAGAGCTTTTCCTAAAATACTTGGACGTCTTCGCGCTGGTAAGGTTCGTCAATTCGCGGCGGCGTCCACTCCAGAAGGTTATAAATGGTTTTGGGAAACATTTGGCTCTGATGAAGCCAAGGATAAAACAGACAGAAAGTTAATAAGAATGAAAACAACAGACAATCCACATTTGCCATCAGATTTTATTGATAGAATGAAATTGAATTTTGACCCGAATTTACTCAAGGCTTACCTTGAAGGTCAGTTCATATCTTTAACAACTGGCGCCGTCTTCGATCGCTTCGACAGAGAAAAACATATAACAACAGACATTCCAAACTATTCAGACGAAATTATTCGTTTAGGAATCGACTTTAATATTGGCAAGATGTCTTGCGTTTGCGCGGTAATTAAAGATAACAAGCTTTTTATTTTCGATGAGATACGCGCACATGACACCGACCAATTGGCAAAAGAAATTAAATCAAGGTTTGTACACAACAGACTTTACGGCTACCCAGATTCTTCAGGCGGAGCAAGATCAACAAACGCTACGAAAACCGACATCCAAATTCTTGAAAGTTACGGAATATCCAATCAATCGGGCGCGTCCAATCCATCCATCAAAGATAGCGTTAATAATGTTCAGCGCTTGTTATGCAATGGCAAAGAAGAAATTAGTCTATTTGTTCACCCGCGTTGCAAGAATGTTATTGAATCGCTTGAACTTCAAAGCTATACAGAAGCGGGCGAACCAGAAAAAACAGGGTTAGATCATTTCTCTGATTGTGTCCGTTATCTTTGCTGGCGTTGCTTCAATCCCTTACATTTGGGGGCAGGGCGCAAAACAGGCATTAGAATATATTAAAAAGTGTATTACTATTAAATTAAGTTAGGGGTAAAACGTGTATTCATCTTTTAATCACTACGACAGAGAAAGATCAAGCAAGGCCGTAGAAGTACAAGACCCCAGCAACGGTTATGTAAATATGGAGCCGAATTGGATATTGATTGAAGATTTAATTAGTGGTACATACGGCATAAGAAAAAGGCATCGAAAATACCTCCCCCAGATGCCGCGCGAACAGGACGAAAGCTACGATAACAGGCTCGCAACTTCAGTTTTAAGTCCTTTATATCTGAGAATTGAGAGATTGCTTGCTGGTATGCTTACGCGTAAGCCTGTGCGATTAAACGAGGTATCAGAACGAGTTACGGAAGATTTGTTCGATGTTGACTTACAAGGAAATGATCTCACCAGTTGGACTTATGAGACAGCAAAAATAATGTTGAGATACGGCCACGTTGGCGTTCTTGTAGATGCCCCATCAAATTCTACAGGACGCCCTTATTGGATTACATATTCACCGCGCGAAATTCTTGGATGGCGAACAGAACTTATAGATGGTCAGCAAAAACTTACGCAGCTTAGACTTCTAGAAACGGTAACAGAACCAGATGGAGAATATGGACAGAAAGAAGTTCAACAGGTTCGATTATTAACAGCGGGTGGTTTTGAAGTTCACAGGAAAAGCCGTCACGGTAAATATGTAAAAGTTGATGAAGGTACAACTTCTCTTGATTACATTCCCTTCGCAATTGCTTATTCAAATAAAGTTGGTTTTTTAGAATCACGCCCACCGATGCAAGATATTGCTGAATTAAATTTGTTACATTATCAAAAAACCTCTGACTTTGATAATCAATTAAGAATATCTTCTGTTCCTTTACTTTGTCTTTTTGGTTTTCCGCAAAATTCAGAAGAGTTAAGTGCAGGGCCAAGCGAAGCTATTGCTTTTCCTGAAGGTTCAAGGGCTGAATTTGTAGAAATAAAAGGACAATCGTTTCAATATCAACGCGACAGAATAAAAAATATAGAAGATCAAATAAACACTTTAGCTTTAGCTGCAATACTTGGGCAGAAGTTAGTAGCAGAGACTGCAGCAAGTCAAGAGATACAAAGAAGTCAAGGAGATTCAACACTTAAAATCGTTGCTCAACAATTGCAAGATATGATTGATAATTGTCTTGTTTTTCATGCTAATTATTTAAATATTTCAGAAATTGGAAATGCTTTTGTTAATCGTGATTTCTTGGGTCAAAGATTAGCACCGCAAGAAATACAAGCAATGCAGGGATTATGGTCTTCTGGTGCTAT